CTTCATCGACATCTTCGTCTTTAGTTTCTTCGATTGACTCATTTTCAGCGTCATTTGAAACTAATTCTTCATATATTTCTCTTGATTTGTCTACAACGATCTCATGAAAAAGCTCTTCTGCTTTATCTTTTTCTTCGTTTACCAACAAGTCAAGTAATTTTTCAAACTTTTGTGACATTGGGTATACTCCTTATTCGTTACTATTGGCCATAGTTTGTGTAATATAATTATAATCTAGTACTATAAAATCGATAATATTGGTGTTTTTTTCGATTTTTTATCTAATTTTTGGCCATGCTGTAAGCAAAACTTCAAGATCTTGATAGTAGATCATGCTCATGTTGTTAACATCACGTAATTTTTTAGGTACAAATCTAAATTCAGGCACTTCTTTACGTTGCACTCTGATAAATTTCACATCGTTGGCAGAGTTACAGTTTCTACGCATCTGATTTTCCCAGTTGCCATGAAATGTTGCTTCTTTTTTGTCATCTCTATAGTTTTTTGTGTTCTTGTATAGGTTATTAATACGCAATTTTTCTTTGCCACCCTTCTTGATGCCACAGAAATCCATGCCTAGAATGTATATTTCTTTAAATCCTTTTTGTAGTGCCAGCCATGTTGCAGTTGGCCCTGAGCTCCAGCCTTTGTCCTGCTCAAATCTTTTGAAGTATGTGTGTTTAATCTGTGTGCGTGGATAGGTCCACACTTCACAATCAGTGTATTGTGCATCGCCTACTTCATTCATCATCTGTATATCCACGCCTACAAGATAATCAATCTTAGGTTTCTCACGATATATTGCATTGATGCCTATCACTTTGCCATATGACCACAGTCTGTTGACGTCAAAGCCTTGGCGACTTTCGCCATTGGCGAGTATAAAACAACGTTCCATTTAATGTATGTATATTATATGGTAGGTGCCGCTTCTTCTTTAGGAGCTGAATACATTTTTTGCACAGTTTCAAGTTCTGATGTGTATTCTTTCTGTTTAATTTCTTGTTCTTTTCTGATATGATTAATCTGTTCCAGCGTCAACTTTGTTTTGCGTAGATCATCAAACTGCACAATGGAGCCATCATCCTTTGCAGAATAACGCTCATCCATTAAATCAAACATTTCTTTTAAGAACATACTTTATTTATATGTCCGAATCAAGCCAAGGTTGTAGTTTGTTGGTTAAAATTTCTTCTAATGACTCTGCAGGCCAGTCATCTGTGCCACATTTTTTGCCATCGATTTCATGCCAAAATATTCTTCTGTGGTCAACATGTTTTAAAATATCCTCAAAATGTATTTTGTTAAGTTTGCTTAGATTGTTAGTGTTAAAGTCTTGATGGCGTTTAGGAATAATTCTGATGTCATGCCCAACTGCATCTGCATGTTTACACATCAATGCTAGACTAAGAAACATTTCCCACTTACCTTGTGTCATGTAATTTCTTTTGCTCCATGCATTTAGATAATCTTGATCCTTTTTATTTGTAATTTTTTGGTTATCTTGTTCAATATTCCTATCAATTTTACGCAAAGCACTTTGCCATGTTGATGTAGTGAAGTCATGATCTGTGTTTTCAAGTCTTGTTGGTTCTACATCAGCAAAACAAGAATCACCTAACAGTCCATCTCCTAGAGCGTTATAGGATTTTGGCGATTCGTTGTCAATGTATGCTGTGCGATGCAACCAGTTTGGTTGCACAATGTTTACACAGTCAGGCTTACTGAACAACATAACCTGTGTTGCAACCTGCAAATTGCTCTGTTCGTATGCCATGTACCACTTGATGTTGCCTTTGTGAGTGCGATCAAAATAACTGCCCCAACTGCCTTCAGCATGTTTGGTAATGTTTGTGTTTGGATACAGCACACAGTCACCAAAAATGGTATACTTCATTATTTGTTGTTTGCTTGTTCTTCCTTGATCATCTTTCTTAGATGAGCATGTTGTTTCATTTCAAGATATATTCTGACAACACCACGTGCGGCAGATGTTTTAAACACAAATGGAAACAGTGCGTGTATGATAGAGTCAATAACAATCCATTGTAGACGCATAGCGTTGTACAGTGAATGTTTTAAATGCTTCCAATAGCCCATTCTTGATTGAGCAAGATGTTGTTGTGCAGTCTTAATCATTATAACCCTGGTGTGTCTGGGTCACCTTCTGGTACATCAGGTGCACCTGTATCTTCTGCTCCTGGTGGAGTTTCTAAGTCAGTGGCATCAACATCACCTGCATCTGCTGTTCCAAGATCACCTTGTATGCCTCCAGGTGTTATTCCTGCTGATCTCATTGCTTCTGTGCCTGTATCTGCTTCTATATCTTCACCATTTTCTTCTTTCCACATTTTCTGATTGCGTTTGATTTCATCTTGAGTCATGCCAAGATATCTTTCCATAGCAAAACGTTTTGATAGATATGGAGTTTCTGCTAATCCTTGGAACACTTGCACTCTGCTGTTGTCCATTTCAACTTGTCTGTATGATGCAAAGTTTTGTGGTGGATTAAATTTAAGTTTGAACATTGAAGAATCAACATTGATGCCTCTTGATTTGCAAAAACGTTTGAATTCTGTATCCATTGGATCCACAATCAGTGTTTGCAGTCTTTCAAGATACTTGTTGAATCTCAATTCTTGAATGTATGCTGTGCCTACTCTGCCATCATTGTACTGTGGATTGGCACCATCATCTGGTCCTGTTGGCAAATATGCCGCAGGAATCTTAAGTCCTCTGTACAGTTTGTTTGTAAAGTAACGTAGGTCATCAATCTCACCTAAATTAGTACCACCTGGCAGTGTGTCAACTTTTGAACCTCTACCTTCTGCTGTTTGCGGAAAGAAATAGTCTTCATTAATAGACAGTGGATTGTATGCCGCATCCATCATGTTAGTACCACCACCTGTGTTGGATGGCAGTCTGCGTTGATGTATTTCATTTTTCACACGTTCAACAAATTGCATTGCCAAGTGTGATGGCATGTTACCTACATCAATGTAAAATATTCTTCGCTCTGGCGCTCTTTGTATTCTGTAAATTAGTATTGCATCTTCCAACAGTTCTTTTTGTTTGAACACTTTGAACACTTGTTCAAGTATTGATGTACCAAAAGGATAGTTTTCACCAATACCTTCTGACAGTGATGCATGTATTACATGTTCAGCATTAATGGCATATTGATTCATATTTTCTTGGAATCTACTGGTGCTGGATGCACCGCCACTTGTTTGTGCTGTAGCATAGTTGCCTACACCTTGATAACCTTGATAACCTTGATTCTGTCCTGTTGCTCCTCCTGTGTATTGTGTTTGATTAGGAACTTCTGTTGCAGTAAGATTTTGTAAGTTGATGTTGAGATCTCTCACCACATACTGCTCAGGACGTTTGCCTTCTGCTTCATTTACAATTACTTTGTCAACTTTGGGTGCATCAATGTGCAACATTTCTTGTGTTTCTGGATCACGCACAAAAAATACGTCTCCATATTTGATACAATTTCTAAATATTCTGAATGCTCTTTTGTCTAGTTTGTTTAATGATGTCCAATTTTTTAGTGCTTTGCGTAGTACCAATGCTTCTTGTTCTGTGGGTGTGTCATTGTATTTGATTTCAAATGGTGTTTGATTGTCTGGATTTTTTTGTGTGCAAAATTCAGCAATGATGTCCAGTGCCGCGTTGATTTCTGAATCTGCGTCCATTGAGTCATACTGTGAATATCTGTTGACTCTGTTTGGATGTCCTGTGTACACTTCTGGCAGGTAGGAAGAATAGTTACGTTTGCCAAAGTCATTGTAACTGCCTTGCGATGATGTGTTCCCACTTACTGGTGACAGTGTGCCATCTTGTGATACTACTGAAAAATATTTCTTCCAAGCCATTATCTAAATAGATCTGCGGACATTTGACTGCCCAGTCTCCTTATTTCTTTGCCAAATATGTTGTTGCCCTGTGCTGTTCCATCTGCGATTGATTTTAGCACTGCTATCATCTCGTCAAGTTTTGCTACCATATTTGATTGTACACTATTTACGCCAGGTGTGTCAACTGCTTGTTTAACCCTGGTTGCTTCATTTGTAATTCGCTGTATCTCTTCTAGGATTGGCGCCATTGCATTTCCTAAATCAACTGGTATTTCACCATTTGGAGCAGGAATAACAGCTTCTTTGCCATGCAACATTGCTAATGT